TTCCTTTAAACCAAACAATTATATGGAACAGAAAGAACACACCTAAATTAGACAAATCTTATTTTTTTCCTACAATAGAATATCTTTTTTGGGTTCAGAAAACTAAAACATCAAGAACAAAATTCAATAGAAAAAATAGCTTATTTAACAAATGTATTTGGGATATTTCACCTGATGTTAAAAATAAGTTTCCTGCTCCTTTTCCTGAAGTCTTAGTAGAAAATTGCATACTAAGTTGCACAGATGAAGGTGATACAATTTATGATCCATTCGCAGGAAGTGGCACAACTGCTGTTGTTTCTAAAAAATTAAAAAGAAACTATTTAGGAAGTGAAATAGGAAGTATAGAAATTATAAATAAAAGATTAAATGATACAACCACTTAAACAAGAAAAACTAAAAGAACTAACCGAAAAGGTTTTAGACTTATTAGGGAAGACTTCAGTAGAGATAGGACACAGGTCAGACGCACAAACGCTTGCAAGTTTAAGTAAGATATTTGCTCAGGATTTAATACAAGAGAAAAGATTTGGTAATATGTCTTGGAATCAAATACTTGATGCATTTCACATAGGCGTAAGGTTTGGTAAAGACGAACCATTCTTAAACATCAGAACCTTTTACAAGTGGGTGTATGCTCATAAGAAAGTAGTAGATGACGCAACCTATCAAGTTAGGACATTAGGACAGCCTAAAGAAAAAACTCCTTATTATCAAGAATCAATAAAATTATTAAAATGAAAGAGAATAAAGAAAAATTATATGATCCTGAAAAAACAGGCACATTCAAAATGATGTTTGGATTCCCACAACCAACAAGAATGGTAAGAAAAATAACTTACTCAAAAGAATTTTATTTTGATTATAAAAATATAATTAACAATCCTAAATAATGAAAACAAAAGACAAAGTAATTAAATGGATAGTAAAATATCCAACACTAAGAGATGATGACAATAGATTATGTTGTAATATTTGGGCTAAAGAAATGAGCGACTTAGGTCTTGGAGATATTGATGTTTCTTACATTAAGTTTCTTGAATTATATTCAGCTAATAAATTGACATCAGCTCCAAGCATTAAAAGAGCAAGAGCAAAGCTTCAGGAAGAAGAACCTAAATACAGAGGAGAAAAGTATAATCTAAGGAAAGGCATATTGCAAGACAAATGGAGAAAAGACTTAGGATATGAAAACAGATAAAGAATTTTTGAATAAAGTAGTAGATTTACTTGAAGTAATGAAATCAGAACTTCAGGTTGATGAAGCTAAAAATACTGATGGTAAAATGTGTATAAGAATAGGTCATAGAATTTCAGCAGTACATAAAGTAAAGCACTATGTTAAGCAACGAATAAAAGGAGAAGGAATACCTGAAATAACAGGAAAAGGCAATAGTAATCCGATATTATATTATAAAAAAAGTTAATGAAAAAAACAATTAGTAAACTCAAAAAGGAACTTGATAAATGGTTTAGTCTTTACATCAGAATAAAAGACTCAAATGAATATGGTTACGTACAGTGCACAACTTGTTCGGTGGTACGCCACTATAAAGATGGTATGCAAAATGGTCATTTCCAATCTAGGCGTTTTATGGCTACTCGTTTCAATGAAGAAAATTGTTCTACACAGTGTATTAAGTGCAATATGTATTCTCAGGGTGAACAGTATAAATTCGGTTTAGCTATAGATGCTAAGTATGGAGAAGGAACAGCAGAAGAATTAGAGTATTTAGCTAGGACTATTCACAAAGTATCAAGGGTAGAATATGAAGAGCAGATAAGTTATTACAAAAACCTTGTTGAAAACTTAAAAGAAGAAAAACAAATTGCGTAACTATTTAAGTATCTTTGGCGTATGACAGAACCGATTTACGCATGATGAACACCGAGTAATAATAGAAACTTATATAACAATGTGTAAAGAGTTTGCAAAAGAAGTCAGCACAAAAAGTAGATACAATAATTATTTAGAAGTGGTTGAAATTATCGTGGAGTATTCAAATCATTATGGTGAAGGACAGAGAGAGAATAATTTTTGGGATTGGTTGTTAATAATACCAATTAACTTAGCAGTAGCAACAAACGGATTCTTTGCAGGAGTAGAAACAAGAAGTAACGCAGCAGTAGTAAGGGCTTACAGAGTAGTTCTTGATGAACTAACACAGGACACAGTAAATAAGATTGATAAGATAGAACCAATAAATGACTGAAATTTATTTAGAAATATCTAAGCTATCAGATAAGTTCAGAACTATGGCTTACGGACTAACATCAGACGAAAATGAGGTTAATGAATCAGTTCAGGAACTTATGCTCTATCTACTTCAGATGAATCCAACTACTTTGAAGACGATTTACGATAAAGATGGAATAGATGGCGTAACAAGATATGGAGCAGTAGCATTAAGACGAGCCTTAACAAGTCCTAGAAGTAATTACTTTTATAAATACAAGAAGTATTACACACACATTGATAGTTTAACAAGTGCAGTTACTTATAACGAATTGGAAACAGGGGAAACAATACCATCTAAACACCTTTACAACCTCCCTAACGAAATAACTAACGATTACCAATGGACTAGCCTAGAAAAGATAGATAAAGCCTTAGAGAGTTTTTCTTGGTACGATACTAAGGTCTTTCAGTTATACTATCACGAGTCAAACACACTAGATTCACTCGCTGCAAAGACTGGAATAAGTAGAAACAGTTTGTTTACGACAATAGATAAGGTCAGAGAAATACTTAAAAAAGAATTAGCAGATGATTAGTTTAGGTAAATTTGATTGTAGTACAGGCGTTATTAATATATTGTATAATGATGTTATATCTGATATTATTGTAAGAACTAGCACTATTAAAGATATGTTATTGGTAGATAAATTACAAAAAGAAAATAGTAGTGCGGTGGGGTTTATACAAAAAACAATATGGGAAGATTATGTGTGGGGTGGGAAAAGAAATTTCATAGTATTAATATGTGAATCTAATGCAGATGCTGTTGGATATGTTTTGATTACACCTGCAAGGGGGAGTTACAAATATGCAAAAATACAACAAATAGCTATCAGAGATGATGCAAGAAGATTACATTATGGAACAGCTCTACTAGATGTATGTAGACAATTTTGTGAAAAGTTTGCTAGAATAGGATTTACGCTTAGATGCAGAAAAGACTTGGAAAGTAATAAGTTTTGGGAGCAGTTGGGATTTGAAAAGTATGGGGTGTGGGAAAAAGGAAAAATAAACCACGTTGGATTTAAAGCAAGTAATGATATAAATTTATGGAAAATAGATTTGAATAAAAACATTAAAACACTTTTTTAAATGAATAAGTTTTTCGTACCTAAAGAAATATATGAAGATAGAATGTCTATCTGTAAGGGATGTGTTTACTATTCAAGTCTATTAGGACAATGCAAAATTTGTCTATGTTTTATGAAAGTGAAATCTAGAATCAGCAGTCAGGAATGTCCACAGAAGTATTGGAGTAAAACAACAGAGGTAGAAGTTAGAACAGATATACCTGAAGAAATAATAGCAGAGATTATTGCTTTATGGCCTGACTTAAAAACAGGTAGAGCAAAAGACCAAAGAGCTAAAAAATCTATGATTGAGATATACAACGTATTGCATAATACGAACTACTCAACAGGAACTAATTGTGGCAGTTGTATTTCAGCTTGTTTTGATGGAATAAAAAAGATATATAAAGAATATGCAGGAAACAATTAATAATAAATATAGGGTAAGACCTAAAAGGAATTTAATTTTTCAGTCCTGCATAGTAGAGGGGGGGTGTGGTTACCTCCCTAATACAATTAAATAAAATATAAATAAAATTATAAAATTATGAAATGTCCAAATTGTGAAAAAGAATTAAACTGGGGTGGCGACCACGACTATGAAGATTACGGAGCAGAAGGCGAAGGTATAGTGTCTAATAGTACTTGTAGTAATGATGATTGTGATGTTGATATGGTTATAATATATACAAAATAAAATTATGGAAAGAACATACAAAACAATTAAATGGATATTGAAAGACAATATTAAAAAGAATGTCATAGCTTTGTGGACTTGGAAAGATGACAACTTTACTTGCATTTATGAAAATTATGATGGCGAAGATAGAATTTATACTAGCTCACAACTTTTAAAACTTTTAACAAAATGATGATATTTACAATACTAGGAATAATTACAGCTGTTTTCTTTTTTATAGTTATTATTATGAGCATAATAGAAGACAGAATAAAAAGAAAATCTAAAGAAAGATTGCTTTGGAAAATGGACAAAGTAGAAACAAGAACAGGAGGACTTGAAAACGATAGATTAAATGAAAGACAATAGAATACCAAGCTACTACATAGGAAGCCGTTATAAGATAGAAGCTAGAAAAGTCATAGAAGACTTTGAACTCACTTATAATACAGGAACAGCAGTTACTTATTTACTCCGTTCAGAACGCAAGCACGATAGTCCTATTGAGTGCATACAGAAAGCAATTAATCATTTAGAGTTTGAATTAGATAAACTAAAGAGATGACACTATACACTTGCGAATGTGGAAAGACTAAAGAGCTATCTAAAGCTACAATAGTACACAGAGAAGGAAAGTGGGTTGCCATAGAGTCAGAGTGCGCGTGTGGTCTTTATATGGATAGTGTACCAACAGAAGGCATACCTACCTTACAAAGGACAGAACCTAGCCTAAGTAAGAACAGAGATAAACTTTGGGCAGGAGCTAAAGAAAAGCTAGTAGGCGAAAGGGGAATCAATGAATCTTTTGACTAATGAAGTTTGTAATAAAGGACAGTAGAGATAAGCAAAGTCTATTTAGTTACCTAAAGGAATTAGATAATGACTACATAGTTAGTGTAAAGAAACAAAGAAACACAAGGAGCAATATGCAGAATAGTTACTATTGGAAATGTATAGTACAAGGACTAGCAGAAGAACTAGGATATTTTCCAGATGAAATGCACGACGTACTAAGAGCTAAGTTCTTATCTGAATATGAAATGATAAGTATTAACGATAACCAAATAGCATTAAATAAAATAGGAAGTACAACAGCTTTAAACACTAAAGCCTTTGAAGTATATACAGAACAAATAAGAGTATGGGCTATAACTGACTTAGGAATAAGGCTTATGCTTCCAAATGAATACGAGTAATTTCTATTATATATTAACACTTGATTAATCAAATTATTTCAAAATGGAACACGGAGGAAAAAGAGAAGGAGCAGGACGTAAAGGCAAAGGGGAAGAACAAAAGCTAATAGAACACTTAACACCAATGAGTGGAATAGCACTTGAAGCTTTACAAGAAGGAATAAAGCAAAAGCAACAATGGGCAGTTAAGTTATACTTCGAATACTTCTATGGTAAGCCACAGCAAAGAGTTGATGTAACTACTAATGATGAAAGTCTTAATGTACCTTTAATAAACTTTATAAGCTCTGAATCTTAGCGACAAATATACAGCACTATTTAAGTCAGATGCTAGATACTTTATTATAACAGGAGGTAGGGGTTCAGGAAAGTCTTTTGCTGTTACAGTCTTTCTAACGCTCTTAACTATGTCTAGGAATGTTAGAGTCCTATTCACACGTTACACAATGACATCAGCACACTTGTCAATCATTCCTGAGTTCTTAGAAAAGATAGGACTACTAGGATATGATAATACCTTTAGCGTAAACAAAGCAGAGGTAATAAACTTAGGAAACAAATCAGACATTCTATTTAGAGGTATCAAGACATCAGCAGGTAATCAGACTGCTAGTCTAAAGTCATTACAAGGTATATCTACTTGGGTACTTGATGAAGCTGAAGAACTTGTAGACGAAAACATCTTTGATACTATTGACCTAAGTATAAGAGAAAAGAAAGTACAGAATAGAAT